CTATTTTCTTAAAGCGTCTCGCATCGCCCCCAGCGACCGCCACCGAGATTCGTTCGGGAACTTAGCCTGCCAATAGAGCCACCCGTTCAGGGAGGTTTTCTCCCCCTTCTTGGTCACGGCAACAGCAGACGCGGCAGGAGATAGTGCGGAGAAGGATTGTCCGTTGACGACCAACTTTCCGTTTAGAAACCGGCCCTCATACACCTGCTTCCCTCTTTGATATTCCATTCGGGCAAGCGAGCCATGGGGAATGCTAACGCCATCCTCCACGAACGGAATGCCTTGCTCCATGATTGTTTGGCTTCTCGCATCTGGAGCGACTGTCGGGAGCTTTAGCAGTCGGCGCAAGGCAATGTATGGCGACTCGTCAAACGCCTGGCGCTCGGCTTCGATCAGCTTGTGAATCTCAAAATCAATCTCGATCGACTGTAGGTGCATGGGTAGTCTCCTCGGCTTGATGACGAGCCATCATTGTCACAAGACAATTACTCTGTAAAGGAGTAATAGGAGTAATAGGAGTTTTAGACGAAAAAGAATCCGCCTTCTCGGCTCTCATAGGGTGAGGGCCTCACTTCGTTCGCGATGACGCGGCCCACGGCCATCGCGGCGGCAACAGCGCCATCGATGCGCCCGCGCGCCTTGTCCTTCGTGAACTTCTCGTTTTCCGCTGCGTCCTTTTCGGCCACAACATTGCCGAAGCACATGCGCAAGATCGGATTGCCGCCGTGGCGGAAATGGCCGGTGAGGATCGCCCGCTTCAGCTCTTTCACGGGCGCGGCCATGCTGGCGAAGCCCTGGCCGAATTGATTGATCGTGAAGCCCTCTTCCTGAAGGCTGGTGTTCACCGCAGTCGAGTTCCAACGGTCAATGGCGATCTCTTGGACACCGTATTTTTCGCCGAGGGCGATGACATGATCCACGATCGCCGAGTGATCCACCACGTTGCCGGGCGTCAGGGTCAGGAAGCCTTCGGCTGCCCAGCGCACATAGTCCGCACGATCCTTTTCGCCCTTCTTCGCGATGTTCGCTTCCGGCAGGAAGAACATGGGCAGCACGTCATATCGGCGGGCTTCGCCATCGCCTTCAGGAAATACTGCCACCACCGCCGTCAGGTCTTCCACGCTAGAAAGATCGATCCCGATCCAACATGGCCGCCCGGTAAGTCCTTCCATTGGCGTCACGGCCTCGGCAGCATCATAGATTTCCAATGCAAGCCACGGGTTCGCTGATCCCTCTTGCCACTGGTTAAGGTGGAAGCGTCGGAAGTCGGCGATTTCGGACGGGAAGTGTTCGATCCGACGCGCTTTAATCCGCAGCTCTTCGAGCGAGCAGAAACCGGCATCGATCGCAGGATTTGCCGAGTGCCAGGCGGCTTCGTCGCGCCAGTCCGCTTCAGGCTCGGCGGCGAAGATGATCGGGGCAAAGGTCGGGTCTTCAATTTCGCCGGATGCCACCTTGTGCGAGTAATTCCACAGATCCCATGCAAGCCCGCCCTGGCCGTCGCCAGCGGTGGAAATGATGACGGTGAGCGGGTGCGAACGCTTCACCATCGAATCGGTGACGGTCTTGAAGAGCTTGCGGCCTTCGCCTGTCGGCCAGGCGTGAATTTCATCGGCCAGGAAGAACGACACGTTTAAACCGTGCTTCGAATAGGCTTCCGACGAAATGGCCTTCAGAGTGCTTTTCGTCTTCGGATGCCCCAGCGACTTCCGGCTTTCCACCGCGCGCACTCGGCTCGCCAGCGTGTCATCCTGAAGAACGAATTGATGCGCCGAGTTGAAGGCGATGCCCGCATTTTCCCGATCGGCGGCAGCCATAACCACCTGGCCGCCCGCTTCGGCTTCAGGGCCGAGGAAATGGGCAAGGCCGAGGGCGGCGGCCAGCGTCGTCTTTGCGTTGCCGCGCGGAATCCAGATGCAGGCCATGCGCACCAAGCGGCTGCCGTCATCATTCGACGGGCCATAGATGCGGCGGATAACCGCTTCCTGAAAATCGTGAGTGTGAAAATGCTGCCCGGCGAAGTCGCCTTCCCATAGCTGAAGGCGGCGAACGAAGCGGCAAATCCTATCGGCCCGGCCCGTGGGATCATCATAAAGCGCCGGGTCAGGCGAGAAGATCGGCGTCCCAATTGTCATTCTTGTTTCCTTCGTCTTTGCCCTTCACGCCTCGGCGGTGCGGGGTTAACCCCAGCTCGGCAGCAAGCAGGCGGGCTTCGCGCATCGCGGCGCTTTGCATTCGAAATGCCGGATGCGGCTTCGTGCCGTTGTCCGTCATCACCATGCGACCTTCACGGCCCATGATTTCTTCGGTTTCGCGAACCATGCCGACCGCCACGCAATAGCTTTCAAGGGTCGCCAGCGTGTCGGCTGACAAGAGGTTGCGGCTATAGAGTTGCGGGGCTGCCCGCTTCCATTCGGCCTTCGCCTGGGAAGTCAGCCACGAGGGCGCAGACGGGCATTTGCCGCGCACGGTGCCGCCATCGATGACGGTGAGCTTCGGCTTGCGGCCCTTCATTTCGGAAAACTCCCATTTTCGGCGAGATTGCGCGCGAGATGGGGGCGTCGGTCCTAGCGGGTTCGGTCAAAATTCAAAACCTCCCCCTCCCATGTTGATCGGCCTGCCGAACGCGCCTTCGGTCGCCACGGCCTTCCGGCTGTTGCAACGGCGGTTCATCGGCTGCCAGTTCGATCGATCCCAGAAGAGGCGCATATCGCCCTTATGAGCGGTGCGGTGATCCACCATGTCGGCGACCTGGCCGCAGCCACAGGCGCACAAGCGGTTCTCCGGCAATGCGAGGAAGGCTTTGCTTTCACGCTGCCACTTGCTGTCATAACCACGGGCGCGGGCAGACGGGCGGCGCTCATCGGCGGCGGCCTTGGCCTTCGAGGCGCAGAGCGGGCAGCGTCTATCGGTGAACGGCGGATGCCCAGCGGGGCAATGCTTCGGTGGCGACCACGGCATATCGTCACCCGCTCGTTATGGTGTGCAGTTCAAGCCCTTCTTTCCGGCCCAGCTCCCGCACTTCCTGAATGTTGTGATCGCGCCCGTCATACTTGACGGTATCCAGAACGGTGATGCCGTCGATCCACCGAAGGCGGAAGACAACCATCCGCGACGATTGAATGCCGCCAGCGGCGAAGAACTCCCGGCCCGACTGTTGCGAGACGTGTGCCCAAACTTCGTATTCGGTCGGCTCGCCATAGATCGGTGAACCGAACGGATCGTAGTCGATGATCTCGCCCGGCTGGCTCACGATGATGCGCCGATCCATATCGCCCGCGCGCATGGTCAGAAGCTCCACGTCTTATGGTCGCGCACGAAGTCTTCAGCGCCATCGGGCGTTTCGGTGATGAAGCCCGATCCGATCGTCACGCTTTCGCGGTGCTCGAAGAGGTGGCCGACGCGCATCTTGATCGCGGCGCGGATCGGTTCGGGAATGTCTTCAGGTTCGTCGCCGAAGCCTGCCGTGAAGGTGATCGTCACCGCTTCCGGCACATTGCGGATTGTCGGCCAGCTCTTGCCATAGGCCGGGCGCACCTTCGCGCCGTCCACGGTGCCGAGGGCGAACGCCTGGTATTCGGTCGGGGCAAGGGTTTGGGTGACGCCATCGGGATCGACATAGACGATTGCGTCGATCGACTGACACGGCGGCAGCGGGATCGCGATTTCGCTGGCGAAGCGGTCGAGGGTGAGATTCCACGTTTGGGTGACAAGGCAGCGGCCAAGCGATCCGTCGCGCCCATCGAGGCGTTGCGTAGCAGCCTTGATGAAGTCGGCGATGCGGGCGTCTTCATCACTGAAGTCAACGTGAATGTGCTCCTTCACCTCTTCCAAGGTGACGGGATCGTTCACGGGTGCTGTCTCCAAGATCAGGGGCATCGCTCGCAACCTCTCGATTGAAGGTGCAAGCCCGGCCAGCCGAAGCCAGCCGGGCAAGCAAGATCAGGCAACGGGGCGCTGGTGCGCATGGCCCTTGATCACCACCGCGCCGGCAGCGATCGAGGCTCCACCGTTCTTCGTGAGGACGGTGCGCAGGTAACGCTTGTTTCCGATGTAGCCGACCTTCACCACCGAAGCGGCTTCGAGGCTGGCCGGGAAGCTTCCGACAAGATCGGCGGCAACCACGTCAGCGAAATCGCCGCTGGTCGTGGTGTCGCTCTCCTGAAGCTTGGCGGTGAAGTCGCCATCACCGGCAATCGCGCCGGTATTGATGACAACCGCCGCGCTCTCGAAGCCCTGAAGGTCGATCGGGTCGGAAGTGTTCGTGGCGGAAAGCACGGCAGGCGCGACGGCCTGCACGGCTCCGAGGTTGTTTGCGAGGTCACGCATGGTCATTGCTCCTTACGAGGTTGCGCAGCGAAGCTTGCGAAGCGCCTCGGCGAGCACCACACCACCACCGACACGGCGGCGAGCATGGAACCGGACAAGGCCATTCGTGGCCTGGCTGTAGGGGTCGCGCATCACCGAAAGCGCCACGCGATCGTAGATGCGATAGGCACGGGCGAAGTCGCCGAACGCGATTGGCTCGGCTCCCGCGCCGACATCATCCATGTCCGGCGCTTCGATGACGGGGCGGCCAAGGATCGTTTCGGGCTGCCCGGCCTGGTAGGACGGCTGCCAGAGGAAATTGCCCTGGCCGTCCTTCAGCTTGCGGATAGCCGCCAGCGTGTTCCCGTTCATCATCCACGCACCGGCATTCCGATAGAAGGCGGGCATGGCATACATGAGCGTGATCAGCGTATCGGCGGGTGTGGTGCCGAGGGTCGAAGCGTTGCCGGTCGGGGTGTACGCAACGGCGGTGTCGGTCATGAAACCGACAGGCTTCTTCACGCCATTGCCACCGACAAGCGCGCTGGATTCGAGGCGGCCAAACTCTTCGGCCAGATCGAAAGCGAC